AAAAATTGCTGAGATTTCAGATGATACAACAATCCAGTTTGCTCCACCTCTCAACGTAGATTTGTGAATCTGTGCAGAGATTTGGTTGATTGCAGTGATAAGAGTTTGGTTCCAGTCCTTCTGAGTATAAGGAGTAGATTGGTTGTTCAGACGCTTCCAACCGTTGTAATCCCAACGAAGTGTCCAAGCCGCACCTTTACGAAGGTCACGGAGGATTTCACGGTCGATTTCAGCTGCCACTTGTTCAGACAATAAAGCTGTTAATTCAGCCTCAGCGTCGATGTTGTGGAATGCCGCAACGTCTTGAGCAAGTTCTGGTGACCATTGTGCTCTCAACTTTCTTTCAGTTACAGAAACTGTCACTGACTGAAGGTCGAAAGATACTTCACCAATCTTGTCTTCAAATTCGAGATTCTTATATCTCTTATAGTAAGCAGTGAATGGGTTACTAAGTGTAGTTGCCGATACTGCCGCAGAGAAAGTAAGACCTGAATATCCATCAGGAGTTGAAGCTCCACAATTAATACAAGCTGGAACTTGGAGGTCAATTTCTAAATAGATTTTACCTTCAGCGTTACAGATATCTTGGAATGTACCACCATTACCACCACCTGTGTTTGTACCAGGGAAAGTAGTTGTAGTAGTTGAACCATATTCAACAATTCCCTTACCATATTTTTGAGTTACAACACGGAACAACAATGGAGCGGTAGTACTAAAAGTAACACCACCGATTGATGCTTGAGTTGGAAGGATTGTAAGGTCAGAAAGGAATGATTCATTATCCATTTCTTGTCCATCAGGACCGATAAGTTTACCGTCACCTGTTGAAGAGAAACCTGACATAACTAAAAGTATTTTTCTGTACTCGTTAGCCCCATATCCTGATACTACCAAATCACTTCCAGACCAAACTACTGTGTTTGTAGCCGCTGACAACCAAGCATATTGACCTTTAGAATAGTCAAAAAGACCTGGAGGATTCAAACCTGGCTCAGTACCTTCATAGAAAAGGTCATAAAGATTCTTAGAGTAAGCAGTTGAATCATTGTAACCTGCGTTAGGGTCACCAGGGTAGTTACCAGGTGAACCAACAGGTGACCTGTGATTGTTAGTAGCTCCTTGAGCAATCGCTGGAGTAGTTGCAGTCCAACCTTGAATCTGTGGTACAAAGTAGAACAACTTACCGATAGGAAGGTTCATAGCTTGTACTGATACGATTTCGTTAGCTAAAAGTTTAGAGAATACACGACGAATGATTGGGAATACAACAGTTTCGAATGAACCTGAATCCGCAGTTGACGCCGCTTCGTTAATTAAGAATGAAGCTTGGTTTTCATATAACTGAGCTACGTTCTCTTTTAGGTGACCACGAAGGCCTTCAAGGAACCCTAATTTGTCCCATTTGTTAATAGTATCTTCTTTGATAACTTTAAGGTGCTTAAGACCAATGTTACCAACGAGACCTGATTCTAATAATGCTCCCATTTTTTTATTTTGGTTTTTATTTTTATTATTTATTTCGCAATTTTACTCATGATGTCTTTCATTCTAAGGAACTGAGGATTCTCATATGTCTTAGATTCAATCAAGTTAATTGCAGAACCTGATTGTGGCTCACGGTCAATTACTCTTTCAATAGATTCAGTAATTGGTGTCGCTTTTGTGCCTTGTGAAAGTTCATCTTTAATTGTTTTATATAAAGCTTTTGATTCCTTGAGGGTTTCAGCCGTATCAAATCTTCTAAGAATGTTAATTTTTTCATGTTTAGAAGTTGAGTGTTCGGTAAAGAGTCTTGTAGCATAAGCTAAATTTGAGTTGAAGATTGCCACTTCATTTAATTTATCTCTAAATAAATTAAGTGCCTTTCTATACTCCTCATTTTTAGTTCTAAGCATTTGAACTTCGTCCATAACTGATTCGTCTTGTCTTGCCTTTTTTGAACCAGTTCTAGCTCCTTTTGGAAGTGCTCCTTTTCTCCAACCCATTCCGTAAGTACGTGCGGCTTCTTTAGCCTCCTCTCTTTCAAGTTTTGGGGCTCTTGATGGCATATCCATCATTTCACCTTCTTTAAACTCAAATTTTGGTTTACCTGTACCTTTGGTTGGGTTTGCATGTTTCATGTTTTCTTTGAAACCACCTTTAGATGTTTTGTAAGAAAACTTTTTAGCTGAGCCAGGTTTTGCCGCACCTTTACCTACTTTTGCTTTCATGCCCTCTTTGGTTTCCATTTTCTTTTTCATTTTCTTTGATTCTGACATGTAATTGTAACCTTCGTTGTCCTCTTCAGGATTTTCCTCGAGTTCAAACTCAAATTCTGCATCAGCATCTTCTTCAAGTTCATACTCAAAATCAGATTCGTCACCTTCTTCAAGTTCCGTTCCTTCACTAGGCTCGTCAATTTCCAATTCATACACTAATTCATTGTCACCTTCTTCAAGTTCAGATTCTTCTGATTCCTCAAGTTCGCTCCCAAAGTGAGACATTTCATCTTCTTCTTCGAGTTCATACTCATACTCAGATTCTTCACCTTCAGTTCTAACCAAATATTCTCTATCGGCTTCAGAGTCAGTAACATGGAGATAATCTCCATCTTTTTGAACGATGAATTCATCGTCAGGTCCTGCCTTTAAGAATACGTCTAAAACTGCCGAATCAGGTTCACCGACCAAATTAACTGTGTCTTCGTCAGAATCAAAATCTGTTTCTTCTTCATCTTCAAAACCCATCATCATATCTTCAGATTCTTCGTCATCTTCTTCAGAGTCCTCCATTTCGAATTCATCTTCTTCAGTGTCTTCTTCTTCAGATTCTTCACCTTCTTCCTCTTCAGAGTCCTCCATTTCGAATTCATCTTCTTCGGCTTCGGCTACTTCTTGATTGGTTTCTTCAGATTCTTCTTTAGTCTCATCTTTCATAGACTCTTTTACTAGTTCGCTAATTTCTTGCTTCATTGTTGATGCAAGTATTTCTTTTGCGTTCTCATTGATAACTTCCTCCAAATTCTGAATTTGGATTAACGTTTCTTCAACTAAATTTTTTTCAGCCATTTATACTTTTTTTTAATAAATATATGGCTTTATTAAAAAACACTTTTTTTTTGATTTTGGCAATAAAAAAAGGGACAAAATGTCCCTTTTTCTAAAAACTAATTTTTACCTCTTATTCAATTACTTCATCAATTTTACTTTCGACAATTGCCGTAATTCTCCAATCTTCAGAGTAACTTTCAAAAACTTTAGTTACCTTCGCCTCAACATCGGTTGGGCTAAAACCTTTAACTAATTTTTCTTGTCTTAGTTTTTTAATCTTACCTGTCTCTGAGTCAGGCATGTCTGTTGTAATTTTTGCTACAAAATATTTTTCGTCCATGTTACTTATTTTGATAAATAATCGGTGAGTTTTTTCATTAAATCAATACTCGCACTTGCATCTCTTTGAGATTTTAATTCTTTTTCCTCTTGCAAGTTTTCTTCATACTTGTATCTGTCCTTTTCATCTTGGAAAAGATAAGCTCCAGGTGTTGACGGGGAAGATACAAGGTCAAAGCATATTAATTCAAAATCTTCTTGGACTTCATTTTGTTCTCCTCTCTTTTTTAGAGAACCTACTCCACGAGAAGAAATTCCAAGAGTAACACCTTGTCTTAAAAGATTTGCCGCTTGGTCTCCCTTTGTTGATACAATTCCTCTTTCGTGAAAACCTGGTGAAGTAAGAAGTCTTAATTTACCAAGAAGTACATTTTTATCCCACCACATTTCTGTTATAATGTGAGACACTCTATCTAAGTCAATTAAAGATGACTCAGGATGGTTTAGTTCTGAAAGAGAAGTTCCTCTTTTAATATAATTTTTTGTATAATTATCAGCCTCTCTTTTAAGAATTTTTTCAGGATAGATTCTACCATTCCTATTTGGAGTATCGTACTTCTGTAGAACAGCATAGAACTCAAAGGGTTTTGAATGGTCTGATACATTCATATTTTCTTTAATTATTCTATCATTTGAAAATTCATTTGGTGACACATATCCCGCATCATATTCGATAAGAATACCTTTTCCTATTTCGTTTGGCCCGAGTATTTTAAAGTTTTGCATTTAATATTTTCTTTATAAATATTAAACCAACTCCAAATTTATAATTTTATCGGCTTTGGTCAAGTGAAAATCAAAAAGTTCTGACTTTGAAAGGACTTCTTTTTGTATTCCCGATATAATATCCCTAATTGTATTTTTTAATTTTACTGATTTAAATTCAATATTTTCCTTAGTAAAAATAGTAAATTCCAAATTCATAAATGACCTTTTTCCAAGTGTTATCCCACTTGACCTTAAATCTAAATCAACAATAAATTTTGAATGGAAAATAAAACTATCAATAATATCTGTAAGAACTTGTTTAATTTTTTTTAAGAAATAGGCAATTTGACGTGACCAGTCTTCTGAGAAAATTTTGGGTTCGACCCAAGATTGTATGTTTATGTAAATTGACTTTAAATTTTTGGAATCTACCGTTCCATAAGAAGTTTTAAAATTTTTATACCCCTTCAGCACACAGGATTTACCTTTTTTCATTAACTTTGCTACATTTCTGTTTATTTATATATTAAATTTAATAAAAAAAATTCAATAGTCAAAATGTTAATTATAGAAGTTAAGAAGGGAAATATTGAGGGGGCACTTAAGCAATTCAAGTCCAAAATTATTAAAACAAAATTAGTTCCTCAATTACAAGAAAGAAAAACGTACAAAAAAAAATCTGACGAAAAACGTCAGATTATTAAAGATGCGATTTATCGTGAAAAAAAGAAATCAGATAATTAATCCTTGATTTAATTGAGAAAGTTTAATGAACTCCTTTTTGGAGTAATTTGACTTTGTAATTCTTTCTTTTGTTTCAACTAGAGTGGTTTTTAGATTTTCATCTGATTCATTAATAAGTGAATCAAGTTTAGAAATTGTAGATTCTTTTAATGAATCAAATTCTTCTTTTGTTGGCCCAGACTTTAAAATAGACAATACTTTTTCTCTGTCAGATTCATTGAGCTCCGATAATTTTTTTTCAACAGTACTATTTGCAATTTTAAGCATTGTCTTTATCGGAACTAATTTTTCTGTATTTTCTTTAACTACAGGTTTTTTTGAAATTGATTCAATTATTTCTTTTTTGGCAATTGATTTCTTTTCAGGTACAAGAGAATCTCCATAAATTAAATCATCAATTTTTGAGTAGTTGTTTTCTTTAACTATAGACGCTGTCCATCTTTTTATTTTACTTTCCAACTCCTCAGAAATTTTCATTGATTTTGCCTCATTTGATAAATCCTCAACAAGGTAAGTTGCCGTTTCTTTATCAAGACCTTTATTTTCTTTTAGTGTTTCATAAATAAAATAAAGTCTTTTAAATGACTTATCTTCTAAGATGTTGTTTTTAAAGAACTTCATATCCTTATCAAGTTTTTTGTTTGCGAAAGACTTGATAAGTTTGTTCTCTATAATTGTTTTAATTGCTCCGAATCTCATTTTGATTTTTATTTATAAATATCAATCTTTTAATAAGGAATTTAATTTATTCTCAATTTCATCCAAAGATTTTCTTGCCTTTGATAAATCTATTGTCTCGTCACCATCAATTAAATCATTCTCAAGGAGAATATTCATATCCCTTTCAATTGATTCAGGTGTAACTGCGGCTTCTCCTCCAGGTTCAGGACCTGGCGGTGGAGGTGGAAGTGGAGATTCTCCTGCTGGTGCGGATAATCCTCCTTCAGGGGCGGCGCCACCTTCAGATGGGACACCTGCTGGCTCACCTTCTTTCTTACCATATAATTTATCCAAATTATCGAATAATCCTGTGTGTGTAATGACCTCAGCAGTTTTCTTAAGCTCTTCTCCAACAGCTCTTTCAATTCTTTGTTGTTGTAAGTCAAGT